GGCCACGGCTGCCGCGGCGCTCAGGGCCGCGTTCTTCGCGGCGCTGACGCCGTGGACCACGCCCTCCTTCTTCAGGGCGTCCACGAGCTGTTGTCCCGCGAGGCTCGCGGACGTGATGTTCTGGTTCTTCCACCAGCCGTAGATCGTGCCCGCGATGCCGATGACGCCGAAAACCGAAGCGCTCACCTGCTCGTCCGTGAATGGCAGCGGATTGATTCCGGCCAGACTGAGACCGGCGTTGACCAAAGCGTAGAGGGTGACAACGATGGTCACGCCGGCCTTGACCCGTTCGCCGGTCAATCCGGGAAGATTGGTGGTTTGTTTTTCGTTGGCGTGTTCCGCCATGATTGCCTCCTTAGATATGGCAAAGGCCACCTCCGAGGAGATGGCCTTGAAAAATGATTGTCAGCGCAGGTGCGCGCCGTGGTTGAAGACGAGGACGAGCGCACAGAGGATGCAGAGGATGCCGATGGACGTCATCGCTCCTCCAAGGTCTCGGGTGCGACATCCGCGCGCAATTCGTCCGGTAGATGCGGCTTCGGATGACGTTTGAGGAATTCCGGCTCGATGATCTCGCAGAACAAGCCAAGCCAATGGAAAAGGTCGCGGGTGTAGGCCGTGAGCGTGAAATACTTCCGCTGCTGCGATTCCAGATGCTGTATCTGCTCCTCCTGCGATTCGACCTGCTCGCGCAAAGGCTTGATGACTGAATCGGTCAGAATGTCGCAGGCTTGGGCGGCTATCTGCGCAGTGTCCTTGCGGCGGCTGGAGATGGCGCCGATGATGGCTCCGACTCCTCCGCCGCCGACCAGTGCGACGATCACCGCCGTCCAGAATTCCTGGCTTGAGAAGAGGTCGAGCGGTGGCATCAGTCCTCGGCTCCGTCACTGCGCCATGTCTTGATTTCGGTGACTTGTGCGAGCTGGGTGGCGGTGATGGTCTCGCTGTCCTTGGTGTCCATGTCCGCGATGGTGGCCTCGGTGGCCTGCCGGTCCGTGAAGGTCGCGGTGACGCCACGCTGATAGTCAGTCCATGTCTCGCCGTCAGCGTCCTTGTGGTCGAATGTCAGGCCCAAGCGCAAAAGCTGGTAGACGATGCCACTCTTGGGTGGGCGCAGGTCGAGGATGCCGTCCTGCACGTCGGCAGCGGCGGCATTGGTAGCGGTGGTTTCATCGGTCATTTTTCCTCCTTGTGTTATCTGGTCACGATTTCGCGGCCGTCGATGTAAAGCTTGCCCGCGGCCGGTCCGGTGGCGAGCGTGTGGTTCCCTGCCCATTTCAGGCTCCAGCCCGCGGCGGAGAGTCTCAATCCCCAGCCCTGGTCGTTGGTGAACTGCAGGCCGCCGGCGCCGATGGAGATCTTGCCGTATTTCACGGTCTCGATGTTCAACCCACCCGAAGCCGAGCATTCGATGCTCGACCCGTCCGGAGCGGTGATGCCGACGCCGGACTTGCCCACCTGGATGTGGTAGGTCTTCGACGTGTCGGCGGTGGGCTGGACGGTGATGTTGATGCCATCCTGCGAAAGCGACAAATAGCCACTGCCGGTGCCGTCATCACCAGTCACCTGGAATCGATGCTGATTGATGCGCGTCAGGAGATTGCCAGAAGCGTCGAGCAGGTCGAAAGTGCCGTTGGTGTTGACGAGCGCGGAAACGCCGGTGAACTTGCCGTTTGACCGTTTGCCGACGCGCACACCGGACGCGGTGAAGTTGATGCAATCCTCAAGGCTTCCGACGCGGGATTGCGCGTTGGTCGCGTGCGAGTCGGCGGTGTTGGCCTTGTTCTGCGCGTTCTGCGTCTCCACCTTGGTGGAGAACTTCACGTCCAGGCTGTTGTTGTTCTGGGTGATCTTCGACGAGATCTCCTGCGTGACACCGGTTTTCGTGGCATACGTGCTGCTCACGCTGCTGGTGATGCTGTCCTTCGCGGCCGTGATGTCCGACTTCGTCGCGAGCCCGGACCCGTCGGAACCCTTGTAGGATTGCACCACACCCAAGGCCACGCTCTTGGCCGTCTGGTCGACATACGACCTTGTGCTGAGCGTGTCGTAGGCGAGGTTCTGCGCGGTGCCCGACGTGGGTTCCGCGTCCTGGATCCTCGTGCCACCGCAGTTCGGACCGTCCTGCCACGACTTGTAGTTACCATGCAGCGTGTAATGGCCATTCCAATACGCCCACGGCATGTACGCCCAGATGTCGCACGTGGTGGAGCTGAACGCCATGACCTTGACCTTCACGCCGTCCGCGTTGCGGATGCGGTTCACGCTCACGCCGAACGCGCCATTGGCGGATGCTGAGGCTTGCGATCCGTCCTTGATGAAGATCTCGAACTCGGCGTTCTGGTCGGGGTTGCCGTTCCACCCGTTGCCGGAGTACACGTGGATGAGCACCGATGATGAGTCGCCGTTGCTGGTGAGATAGCCGAGTTTCACCCACTTCGCCTTGCCGGCCGCGCCACCCATCGTGAACGTGCGGGTCGCGCTCTTCCTCAATGCCTCGGTCGCGGTCTGCGTGGTGTATGTGTTCGCGACTTCGCTTTTGATCGAGGATGCGGTCTGGCTGATGCTGGATTGCATGTCGGAGCGGGTCGGATAATCACCTTTCGGCTGATACGACTGCGCCACAGTGGTCTTGAAACCGCTGAGATTCTGTTCCAATGAGCTGACGCGGCTCACGTCGGCCTTGCCGTCGATCTTCTGCGACAGGGTCGTGTTGATCTTGTCGGCCTTCTGGCTGACCTGGCTGATGGTGGTCGTGTTGCCTTGGGTGGTCTTGGCGACCTCCTGCACCTTGCCTGTGATCTCATTCGCCTTCTGCGTCAGGGCGGAATTCGTGGCGTAAGAGCTCATACCGTCCTTGGACTGGTATTTCTCGCTCACTTCGCCGCGGATCTGGTTCGCCGTCTGCGTCAGATGGGATGTGGTCGCATAGGAGGACATCCCAGCCTTGGTCTGGTAAGTGTTAGAGACCGTGGTCTTGAAGCCATCAAGGTTCTGTTGGACAGAAGAAACTCGATTGGATGTCTCAGCGGCTTCGGTAATATCACGGAATGCGACGTCATCCCATAGAATGCTTCCATTGGCTTGGTGCATCACCTCGATTCTGACCGAAGTGATCGAACCATCATCGGGACACTTCCAATCGACATGCGTTTCCGACCATGACGTTGATTTGCTGCATTGAGCTTCGGCAATAAATGATCCGTCAGGTTTTGCCAATCTGAGTTTGTCAGCGGACGGATTGACGTTCGACGGGACCGACGAATACCAGGCACAGTATCCCGACAGGCGATACGTGCGTCCCTTGGTGACCGGTATCGTGGTGGCTGTCCCAGCCATGCCTTTCTCATGAGTCAACGGGCATCGGTTATCTCCGGTGGCCGCATCGCAGACCAGAACATGTTTGCCATGATAAAATGATCCGATAGAAATACGGAATGGGGTCTTAAGTCCCTTCCACCATTCAGTCGATTCAAACCCACCATCGGTGATGAGGTTGTCACCTGCAAGTGCCGCATCGACAAGGTTAGCGGTCTGACTAATAGTGGTCTTATTACTGTCAGCGGTACTCTTCGCTTCGTTGGCTGTAGTAACGGTTGCATTGAGAGTCTTAGCCTGTTCGGTGATCTTGGTCGAAAGACCGTTGGCGGTCTGTTCTACACTTGTCGCCTTATTGAGGGCGCCAGTGGCGGTCTGGGAGACTTTTGATACTTCGGCGGTGATGCTGCCGGAGGTCTGCTTCAGCGCGCTGGTCGTGGCGTAGGCGGACATTCCGTCTTTGGTCTGGTAGGTCTTCGCGACAGTGGATTTGAAACCATCGAGGTTCTGTTCCAGACTGCTGACACGATTCACGGCACTGTCAGCAGTGGTTTTGACCTGTGAAATGGTCTGTTTATTGCTGTCGGCGGTGCTCTTCGCCTCGTTCGCAGTCTTGACGGTCGCATTGAGTGTCTTACCCTGTTCAGTGATCTTACTGCTAAGGCCATTAGCAGTCTGTTCCACTGTAGTGGCTTTGGACATTGCACCGTTTGCGGTCTTGGAGACTTCAGTGACCTGAGCTTTGATGGAATTCGCAGTCTGGGTAACAGAACTGTTGGTTGCGTAATCTCCTGCTGGTTGAAGATCTTCAGGGGCTGGAGACCAATCGGTTGGTTTGGTGCCTTTTTCGAGTTTTATTTTTCCTTTGAAAATGACTGGGAATGATGATCGCATTGTAACTGCATTAGCAGGACTTGTAAATACATACTTCCATGATGCTTCTGTAGCACTATATGCACCAATTGGACGTGAAATAAACTTCCCATTTTCATCATAAAATGCTACTGAAATATAGCAACCGTTAGGCGTTGTAATTGAACCTGAAATCGTATACTTTGTATTCCGTTCTGCTGAAACCGGAACAGTATAGCAATGATCATTTTTTGCAGCATCGAATCCGACATTTCCTACAGGGTCAATACGGCCTGGTTTTACACCGGTAAGAACAATTCGATTCGTTCCACCAATCGTAAGATTATTGAAATCAGTTTTAGTGGTATACGTCTGGCTGACAGTCGTCTTGAACCCGTTGAGATTCGCTTCGAGATTCGTCGCCTTATCGACGGCACTCTGTGCGGTCTTCGCAGTAGACGAAATACTGGCGCTTAGAGAGTCCGAAGTGACCTTCAGGCTCGTCTTCGTCGCATACACCGCATCGTTCTGAGCCTTCGTCTGGTAGTTCTTGGACAGATTCAGAGTCACGGCATCCGCGGTCTGCTGAGCCTTCGACGCGGCGGTCACGGCGCCATCCGCCGTCTGTTTGACCGATGACAGTGACGAGGATATGGAATCACTCGTGGCCTTCAAATCCGCCTTCGTCGAATACTTCTCGTCGCTCGCGGCAGTGGTCTGGTAGTCCTTGGACAGGGTCGCGCCGAAACCGTCCGCCGTGGCCTGCGCCTTGGAAGCCGCAGTCACGGCACCATCGGCGGTCTGCTGCGACCTCGTGATATTCGCCTGCAAGCCGTCGGCGGTGGCCTTAAGCTCCGTCTTCGCGGCATACTTTTCATCGGCATCGGCGGTGGTGGTGTAATTCTTGCTCAGGTTCGCGCTGATGCCGTTGGCGGTCTGCTCCACCTGCGACACCTTGCTCATGGCATCCGAAGCGGTCTTCGTATTCTGCGATACCGTCGAGCTGAGGCCGGTCACGGTCTGCTGCAAAGAGGTCAGGCTCTTGACCGTGGTCTGGCCATCCGAAGCGACACCCTCGATACGCGTGGACAATTCGCCCAGCTTCGTCGTGTGCCCGTTGACGGTCGTGGTCACGTCACTGATCTGCCCGGCCAGCTGGTCGCCCTTGTCGCTCGCGGCCTGAGCCTTCGCATCCACACTGGCGATGCTCTTGTCCAAGGCGGCCTTGTCAGCATCCACCCTCTGCGAGATTTTGCTCGCATCGGCCTTGACCTGCTCCGCCTTCGCATCCACGTTGGCGATGCTGGATTTGAGAGCAGCCGTCTGCGCCTCCAAGTCGGACTGCGCCTTATCCGCCTTCTTGTCCACGTTAGCGATCGCATTGTCGGCGGCCTGCTTGTTCGCATCCATCTCCGCTTGCAGGTCGGAGCGCGCCTTGTCGGCTTTGGCTGCGGCATCCTGCGCCTGTTTGCGCGCATCATCGATGCCCGCCTGGGCGTCCTGACGGATCTGTTCGCCCTGCTTGATCGCCTCATCCGCCTTCGCGGCGGCGTCATCGGCGGCCTTCCGTGCGTCCTGCGCCGCCTTGTCGATTCCGCTCGTGTCCACCAACGGCAACTGGTTGCCGTCCCGGTCGATGCGGTTCGCGCCGTCCTGCGCGCCATCGCCGATGATGACGTCCGTGTCACCGCCTGTAGGGATGCGCACGGTGCCGACCTTGTGCGTCTTCTGAGTCAAGGCCAATCTCATGGCCTTCATCCCAAGGCTCAGGCCGAGGACATTATCATCGGGATTCAATTCGACATGAGAAGCCATGCGTACCTCCGAAAAATTCAGGCCATGGGATCATCCATGGCATCGAAAATCAAGCTCACCTTGTCCGATTGGTCGCCGCTCATCTGCATGAGCCGGCACTCGTACACGCCGTCCGCGAGACTCGGGAAGCCTTGAATGTCCAACCGCATCGTCTCGCCAGGCCAGAAGCTGCCGAGCGGATGCAATGGCGTGCCGTCCACGCTCAGATCATTGGCGTGCAATTCGCCCTTGATCTGCATGAGCGGCGCGTGATTCGCGGCAAGGACACCGTCGGCATGCTGGCGCAGCAGGTTCGTGTCGGCGGCGTCCGTGTCGCTGTAGGCCATCTCACGGAGCGGGAACGGCTCATGATTGCCGTTCACGAGCCTCAGATCCTCGGACAGGTGGCAGAGCTGCGCCTTGTCCGTGCCAGAGCCGGACGCGTAGACACGGTGCACGGCGCCCAAGTGGTCGATGGTCATGTTTTCCAAGGTGCCGCCATACGGGCTGCTGGAAAGCTCGAGGATAGTGTCCTGCGCGATGTTCGGATCCGAGTCGCTCCCGGCGAGGAAGTCGAAGCGGATGGTGTCGCCGGAGAGTTTCGGACGCAATTGCAGGTCGGGCCCGTTTTCGACGTTGGCGATCTTGTCCCACACGTCGGAGCATTTGAGATTCTGGATGTCCCAGCTGTCATATTCGCGCTGGTGCGAGCCTTTTTCGCCCCTGTAGTGCCAGTCGATGGGCAGTCCGCCGCCCGGCTTGGCATTGGTGCACAGCCACCCCGCCTCCGCCGCGATGGCGCGCAAGGAGAGATTGTTGAAGTTGATGACGTCGGTGCTGGTGCTGCCATTGGCAGTGCCGTAGACTCCCTCGCGCACCAGATGCCGGTCGCCCAAGAGCCCGTAAATGCTCGTCAGGCTGAAGTCGGTGTCGAGTGGCCCGTCCTTGCGTTGTCCGATGAGGCCGCACAATATTGGTGTGCCGATGGCATCCTCCGAATCGAGCGGACTCGTCCAGCAGAGTGCGACGCTGCGCCGGTCTGGCGCGAGGAGCCGTGAGCGTTCGCCTGGCGAATTGGCCGGCACCGCGGTCCATGGCACCTTGAGACCGCTCACCTCGTCCTGTCCCACACCCTTGGATTTCGTGGTGGAAAGCGATGAGTCGGCCACACTGACCGACCAGCTGAAATTCGGCAAGTCGATTGGACACAAGAGCTGTCCGCTGATCGTATCCACGATATACGCGCGCCAAGCCATGAGTGCGCCTCCTTAGCCGACGTTCACGCCACGGTCCCACACTTCCAGGGTGCGGCCGGGATAGTTCTCCTTGCCATCCGAATGACAGATAAAATAGACGTTCTCGCCCCACGTGACGCGATGGTTGCGGGTGCGCACGGTATGCCATCCGGCCTGCAATTCGACCAGCGCATTCAAATGCACCTGCTGCCATGCTCGGCTCACCTGGAACTGGCCGCCGCCACCAGCCACGTCCTTGCCGTCGATCTGGAAGCCGACGTACCAGCAGGCCATCTGTGTGGCGTCCTCGGTAGGCTTCTTGGGATTGTCGTGTCGGCAGGCGGCCGCCGTGGCCGTGTACCTGAGCTCCACCAGCCTGTCGGTCGGCAGATAAAAGCTGGTGTCCTGCTCGAAATAGTCCTTCCCACCGTCGCCCATGTTTGCGGGACCCTCGTAGTTTCGGACGTTACGCGCAATGAGACCCTTGCTCGCGCCGTAGGGCATGGCGTAGCGTTCCGCGCCATCCGTACTGCACGATTTGGTTTGTGTCATGCCGGCGGGCACGAGCATGGCCGCCAAACGCACCACATCGGACGGCACCTGGTCGAGCGGCACGTCTGGGTCAGCGGCCGGCGTGCCCTGAGTGACGCCGAGCACCACCTGATTGTCCGCGTCTCCCTTGTCGAGGTCGTGGGCGCGGAGCCAAATCACGTCGTATCGGCTCAATCCGGCGTTACCGGCGG